GGCCCTGGTGGCGTTAAAACTGCTGGCCCGTGGACTGGCGGCCGATGAGGTCCGTGAGGCCCTTTATATGTTGGCCGCGGACGGTGTGTTCGGTGTGATGATGACGGCCAAACAAAAAATAGAGGTGATACGATGAATAAAAAACAAATGACACTACAAACGATTTTGAATAATTGCACGAACTGCGAACTTGATTTGGACTGCTATGATTTGACCTTGCGTGATTCGCAAGATGAGGCAGACGCAGGCGGTTTTTGGGACCTGGCAGGTGATTTGGCGGACTATTTTTTGGAAAGTGTGCAGACGCTGCAAACAGACACGGACCAATTCAACTATGCACGGACCGAATTGCAAAGTTTATTATATAACTTGTTGGTGAGTTATAGAACGCGAAAAACAAAAAACAAAGAGGTGATACAATGAAAATAACAAGGCAACAAATAGAGGCGTTGGACACGCAGACGCTGTTGAACGCTGTTGACTGGCTGTTTGATTCAAACAGACGGTTTGAATTGAGTGGCACTATCGGCCGAATATCAAAGGCAAAGGCCGAATATGAACGGGCTATGACCGCCTGCCGCAAACACTGCCTTGAACGCCTGTTGTATTTGGCAGAGGCGTCCGCAGGGCGTGCGAATATTGCAGACACTGTTGAGGTGTGGCCGTGTCCACGGTGTGATTCGTGCGGCTGGCCTGTGATTCAAAATTGCGGTGATGAATACACGAACCTATGCCCTGTTTGTGCTGGCGTTTATCACACTGGCCCTGCTGCGGCAGAATATATCAAACAAAAAGCAAACAAAGAATAGAGGTGATATGATGACACAAAAAACTATGAATTATACAAATTGGTCCACGGCCATTTTTCCAGGGTTTTATGAAAGTGAACTTTACAACAGCGACACCATATACAACATAAATGAGGCCCTTGATGAGGGTGAACCGCCTGTGGACTTTACCGATGACGGTTATAAAAAATTCTGTGAAAGTGTTGCAAGGCAGGCCGCAGAATCATTGGCGGACGCACTTGAACTGGACCAAGATGAGCAAAAAATTATCAAGGCGTCAAGATTCAAAAAATTGTGGTCCCCGCGGTTTTATAATTTTGACACGGACCGAATTGAGTGCGAACTTGATATTGACTGGGACGCCCTTGTTGAATATGTCAAAGATGAATCATACGCGTTCGCGGCATATTTGAAAGATAATTTTACAAGTTATGACGGTTTTATATCATTTGTGCCAAATACCACAAACGAATTTTGGGACAAATTGGACACTGATTTTGACCGCCTGGCCGATGTTTTAATTGAATTTTATATTTTGAATCACCTGGACCAAGATTGGTGGCGTGAATCATTATATGAAATTGCAACAAATACAATTTGGCAATACCTTGAACCCGTCAAAGATGACGATGAAAACAACAACAAATAACAAAGAGGTGATGAAATGACAATAGAAATGATTTGCAATAACAAAGGCGTGATTGTGCGACACAAAACAAAATGGTATTTGTTTTCATACGGCACGCCAATTATGTCCTGGGACTACCGCACTAACAAATTGTGGCGGCACTTCAAAAACAGTGAACTTGTATCAAACACAACTTCGCGGCACATACACGAATTTTTGGACCAAATACCAAAGTATTTTGAATACAAAAATATCAAACAGTTTGTGATGAACTTGAACTACAAGGAGGTGGCATAATGCAAAGATACGGCACACACTGGAAATGGCAATACAAGGCGGTTTTATACGGTGTTTTTGACGGTGATGACCACGAATACTATATCAAATGCACACTGCGAACCAAGCGTCCGCGTGAGGCCGATATTGAAAAATTGTTGAACCGATACAGAGGCAATTATAGAGGTTTTGACGGTTTGATATTGAAAATAACCGATATGGCCGAATTGACCGTATATGACGCATATTCATTTTAACAAAGAGGTGATACGATGACCAAAAACGAACGCCAAGTGATTCAAGAGGTTTGTGACTATTTTGAATACCACAATAAAAACTGCACACTGGAACAGGACTTTCAAATTGACCGTTTGCGTGGCCTGTTGATATTGTGGCGTGATACCTACAAGGCACAGGGAAAGACCGAGGCGGCTGCTGCGGCCCGTGCAAAGTATTATAAAAAATACAAACGCACACACAAAAAGCAAATCAAAGAACGCCACAAAGAATACTATTTGGCGAACCGCGAACGCATACGGCAGCGGCAGAAATTATACCGTGAAAAAAAATTATCACGGTTGTCGTAAAATCAAAAAAAATATGATATAATGAACGCGAACACAGACAAAGGAGTTTAATATGTTCAAAATTGTAAATGGTGCAACTATCAAAAGAAACACAACCTGGGTTGGAATTATATTTGGGTCCCCGAAATCAGGAAAATCAACACTTGCCGCCTCTGCGGACACACCAATTTTGATTGACCTGGACCACGGTGCACACCGCATCGCTGGAAAGGACCGCACAGGCCTTGATATTGTTGAGTGTGATAACTGGGACGATTTTGTTGCTACTGTTGCGGCACCAGAATTGAAACAATATAAAACAATCATCGTGGACACATTTGGTGCTGCGGTTGATATGATTATCAGGGACAAATTTTCCAATGTTATGAACCCTGCGAAATGGGGTGCGGTGAAAAGCGAAATAATGTCCGTATGCAACCAGTTGAAAATGACGGGGCGTTCGGTATTGTTTTTGGCACACGAAAGCGAGGAAAAAAGCGATGACAAAATCATCAAGCGTCCACAGTGCCAAGGCAAGGCCAAAGATGAGTTGATGAAAATGTTGGACTTCATCGGCCACACAACGAAGAACGGCACGGACTTTGTTTTGGAATTTGGCGGTGATGATTCAATTTATGTTGGAAACACTTTCAACTTCGCGAACCGTTATGTATTGCCTGATGTCCGCACTGAACCAAACACATTTTTCAAAGATGTTATTGAAAAGCAAATCGCTGACTTTTTGGAACAGGACGAAAAAGCAAGTGAGGCCCTTGTTGGTGCGATGAACGCTGTTCGCGACCAAATCAAGGACTGCAAAAAAGCCGAGGACTTTACGCACTGTGCGGCAAATATCGCCACCACTGCTGGGTTGACTGCTGGGGCTGCGTTGAAATTGAAACACGAACTGATTGACGCGGCTGACGCTGCTGGGTTTGTGTATGACCGCACTGCTGCTGGCTTTATTGCGAAACCTGCTGATACCACTGAACCAAAGGCCGAATAAAATGCACTTGTTTTTCGGTTTAGGAATAGTATGCTTTATCGGTATTGTGATTGGCATACTTAAAGAGTGTGGTATTTTATAACCAAAGGAAAGAGATATGCCGTGGAAAATAACACCGTCCCTCTACAATTCGTGGCTGTTTTACAGATACCCGTTGTTTGACAGGGACGAGGAACAGGAAAAAGCCGCACACGATGAAATGTTGCGTGTGTTGCGAAAAGAACAGGCACCAGAAACACCAGAAACAGCCCGTGGACACTTGTTTGAAAACTGGGTTGAAATGCTGGCGACTGGAAAAAAATATGAACTGGACGAACTTGAACCCGATGAATTGGCCTGTGCAAGGACCATCGCAACAAATTGCCGTGATGGTATATTCCAGGAAAAAGACGGACGCGAATTGCCATCAGGAAATTATATCTATGGTGTGGCGGACTGTATTTTGCCAACGACAATCGTGGACTTCAAGCGTGTCGGTGCTGGAAAATACGAACAGGGAAAATACCAAAAAAGTATTCAACACCTGGCGTATATGTATATCTGGGAATCAAAGCGGTTTGATTATTTGATTTGCGATGGCAGCGATGAACCGTTTGACGAGTTTTATACCTGGACAAATGGGTCATTGGGCCTGTTGGAATCACGAATTGCGTTGATGATTCACGATATAAACTGCGACCCAGAGTTTGCCTCTGTGTTCGCTGAAAACTGGACTTATAACAAAGAGGAATCAAAATGAAAAAGATAACCGAACCAAAAGAAACAATGATAGAAAAAATCAAAGATTGGGTGTGGTGGTATGGTGCCGAAATAGTTGCTATTACAACGGTGCTTGCGGTCTGTGCAGCGGTATTGTTTGTTGGAAACTTTGCAGCAAAACAAAAATGCTACAAAGCGTATGCACAATTCAACCCTGAATATGTCGGTTTTATAACTGGCTGTATGATAACCGTGGACGAACAACGCGTTCCTGCTGATGCGTTGCGTATGACAATATAAGGAGGCCAAAATGGCGTTTAGAAACAGAAATATGAGTGTGATTGCGTATGCAAACGGTTTTACTTTGTGGCACTACAAGGCCGATGAGGGCGAAACTTTGAAAAGTATTATTGACAACCCAAAATACTTTACACCAATCTATACCCTGATAAATGTTGGCGATATTATTATCATCAACGCAGAGGAAACAGGTATGCGTGTTATTGACGAAATCAAGGGCAGCGAACTTGTGAAACTGGGAAACTTGAAATAGTGGAGGCAATATGAAAACCTTGAATAGAAAACAAACCCGTGCCACAATATATCACAAGCCAACAAAGTATATGGCGGTGAAATATCGCGAGGACTTTACGATGATTGCTTACATACACCCAACAAAGGGTTATCGCGGCAACAAAAAAGCCATCGCCGAATATCGTGCTGCGATGGGGTATAAATAAGATTTGGTCCAGGGACAATAACCCTGCCCGTGTCTAACAGTATGCGTGAGGCGGCAGTGGGCTCATTACCCAAGAACCGCCAACTGGAACACCCACAGTCCCCCGAACGGTCGGGCGTGGCTGTGGGACAAGATTGGGGCTGCCTGTGCATCACCTCGCAGGCGTTGCGTGGCCCTGCCAGTGGCTTGCCCCAAAACTGGCACTTTAACCAAAAGAAAGGAGTAAAATATGTTCAACAGAATCAACTACAAAGACAGATATGAAAGATTGTATGAGGAACACAAAAGATTGTGGGGTATGTTCCAAACAAAAATCAACGAAAACAATATCGCCCGTGCACATTTGGGACGCATCTGCGAAATGAACAATGTTCGCAATATGAAAATGTTGGCCAAAGGTGCGTTGAAAGATATGGGAAAGTATTATAAGGCGGTGTAAGATGAAAGTGTGGTGCTGTAAGTGCCACCGTGAAGTTGAGGCAGAACTTGTGGGCGGTATGACTTTATACCCACGCCGTCCTGAATGTTGGAAAGATAAATACTACCAATGCCCACACTGCCTGAACTACGGACTGGCCCAATGTTTTAATGGTGTATGGAAAGCCAAGGCATACCCAGCGGACCCGTTCCTGCGTGCCGAAAGACAACGGCTGCACGATTTGTTTGACCCGCTGTGGAAAAATAGTGACCACCCCAACGCATCACGCACAGGTTGGTATAAATATATGTCAATCGGTATGCGAAAGGGCGAAAATTATGAATTTCATTTTGGTCATTTGTGTTCGTTCAAAGAGTGCAAAGCCGCAGAAAAACTGATAAAAAAAATTTATCGCAAACAAGGGTTGAAATTCCCAAAAAATATATTATAGTGTAAATATATCACGCAATAAAGGAAAGGGTATTGCAAATGGCAAAAGAACTTTTTATAACTGATAACCCCCAGATACTTGAACAAAGCGAATTGTTCTTTCCAAAGGCGGTGTTATCACGGGCTGAATTAGCCAATATTAAACCAGACGAATTTGTTGATGTTATACTTGATGGTGGCGATACTGAAACGCTGGACCAATTTGTCAATGCAAAAAAATCATATTTGCCAAATGGTCTTGATTTTAACACCAATCTTGATATAATGAACAAAGCGTTCAATGATGGCCGTGTGGCGTATGAAATGCCTGTTCCAAAAGCCCCGTCACCAGAGGACGACTACCTATCGGGGGACACCCTTTCCAATCTGTCCCCCGACCAAAATCTTGACAATTACATTGAAAACGAAATTCCGTTAGACCAACAGATTGCTATTCTGCAACCGCTTATTGA